ACCGTCAAACTCAGCAAACGTCCAACCCATCCGCTCGCACACCACCGCCCGTGTGTACTGCCACGGAGGCTCCTTCCCCCCTCGCAGGGCGAAGAACACCTCCTTGCTCAGTTTTTTGCCGCTTCCCCACCGCTGCCGCCGATGTACTCGGCCACCGCGCCCATTAGCCGCATGAACACGCCCGGCTCCAGCTCGTCGTAGCTCTCGACCTTGCCGGGATCCAGCGGCTTACCATCCAGCGACACGCAGTCCCACGACCGCACCGTCTTCGCCAGCAGCGGATACGCCTCGGCGAGATCGCCCCCCTCGGCCAATTCCTGCAGCCGCCTCACCTCACCGCTGCTCCACAGTTCCCGGAACTCAGCCATGCGCAGCCCCAGCACCGCGCTCTTCCCGCCCGGCAAATCTACCTTCGGCATCTTTGATCCTTTCGTGCAGGGGGCAAGCTCGCGCCTGCCCCCGCCATCTTAGGCCACCACGCTATCCGTCGGCGTCGAGCTGAACTGGAAGGTCAGATTGACCTGAACCACGTCATCATACGGATAGGTCCGCTCCCGGGCCTGGATGTACGCCGGCGCGTAGTGCTTCGGTTTCCCGCTGGCCGTCCCCTCCGGATACCAGTACACCGTGCCCTCCGTCCTGGGCGCGATGGCCGTCCAGTGCGCCGTGCCGCTTCCGGTCGTCCCCAGCATCTCATAGTCGGCGCTGGCATCCGTGAACGTCGGCAGATGCCCAGCATACGTGTCGTTGCCCGCCGTGCTATCGGCGTCGTTCACCTCCTCCGAAATCGTCAGATTGCGGAAATCATCGTCCAGGCTCACACTCCCACCGCTGTAGGCCCAGATCGTCACCAGGTCCCTGCCCGAAAAACGTGCCATTCAACACCTCCCGTGATTGTCTTACCAGCCTCAAGCGTTCTCCAGCCTGAACGCATACTCGCCCCCGGCGTGGCCGATCACATGACCCGCCGGGTCCACCTCCTGATACCTGACAACAGTCTCCCGGGCCGCCCAGAAGCAGGTCGAACCCGTGACCGTCAGACTCGTCTTGTGCAACAGCGCATGGATCTGGGCGGCGATCAGCCCCGCCGTATTGAGAGACGTTGCCACGGCTTTCACCAGGTACACATACCGCTGGCTGTCCGTCGGTGTCATGTTCTCCTCGATCCCGCTGGCCAGCGAGAATGACACCCACGGCAGCGTCCCCTCCCGGGGCGGCTGCCCGTTGTAAACCGATGCCGACCCGTTGGCCAACAGCGCCGTCAGCGCCGTCCCGGCCGCCAACTTCCCATAGATCGCCGTCTCCAGCGCGTTGCTCATCTCGTCCCCTAATGCGCACTTACCAGCTCAGCGATCGGCATCGTCGCCGGATGGCGCTCGGCTTCCAGCTCCTCGAGGAACGGCTTCCACCACTCTGCCACGACCCGATCCCAGTCATACGCCAGGGCCCCGGCGCGGGCCTGTTCCGCCAACTGCATCCGCTGCTCCGGGTTCTGTAGCGCCTGATACAGCCCTTCGTATGCGCCCACAATCGCCGGCACGTCCGGGATCATGGCGAATGCCCCCAGCGGCGTCCAGAACGGGTGTTGCTCCGTCACGCACGCCCCGGCGAATGTCAGCTCCGTCATCGCCGTGTTGTGCGAGCTCACCACCGGGATCCCGCAGGCCTGCGCCTCGATCAGCGGAATGCCGAACCCCTCGCCCGAGCTCGTCAGCGACAGGAAATCGAACGCGTTGTAGAGCATCGCCATGCGCTCTTCCGCCCAGCCGAGCAGGTACGTGTACTGGTCGGAGAAGATCACATCCCTGCCCTCGACCAGCTCCAACCGCCACATCAACTCGGCAAAGTTGACCCCGCCGTGCTCCGTCCCCTTCAGCGTGTGGAGATACAGGATCGCCTCCGGATGCCGGTTCTTGAACTGCCGGAACGCCATGAACTGTTCCGGGAAGCACTTCCGGGGCGGATACCCTTTGTTCGCCGCCACCATCCCGACAATGAACGCATCCTCGGGCAGCCGCAACGTGCGGCGCGCTTCAGTCCGGTCCAGCGGCTTGAACGTGCTCGTCGCCACCCCGTGCGGAATGTAGCGCACGTTCTTGATCCCGGCCCGCCTGAACTCCGCCTCTCCGTGCTTCGCATACGGGATCACAGTGTGCGCCCCGTCCAGCCTGGCCAGCACCGCCTGCGGCACCGGCTCCTGGTCCACCGGCGTCCACGGACACCAGATATACCCGCTGTCCTGCGCCTTCTTGCCGTAGCCCTCCAGCACCCACACATCCAGCAGCGAGATCAACATCTCCCCGCCGAAGTGCCCCATGTGCGCCTGCACCACATCTTGGCCCCACGGATGCGTCCCCATCGGGTAGATCGGCACCCCGTTGATGTTCAGCATCCCGTTCTGCAGCCCATAGAAGGCAAAGTACGCCATCTGGTGGCCCAACGCCTGCAGCCTCGGCACCAGGTGCTTACCCTGCACACCGTACCCCGTCGTACACCACGGCGCATTGGCCTGGAACATGATCCTCATTCACTAAGCTCCTGTTAGAGGTCGGCGATCTGCTCCATCGCCGCAATAAACCCTGGCCGCACTCGCTCTGCCGCCGGTCGCATGTAAGGCCTGGGCGCCATCCCTGCCACATCGCTATGCGGCACCGCCGGATCGCCTCGGCGCCCTGTTCCGTACTCCACATAAATCGCGTAATCCGTGTGCGGGCCGACATACTTCGTCAAGTCCGACTCCCCAGGCTCTGTCTGGATCGAATTCTTCAGGTTGCCCGTATCGACCGGCGCCAGGGTCTTCGCCTGGCCTTCGATGTCGAACGCCGCCTTCGCTACCGCCAGCGCTGCCCGCTCGCGCACCTGTTTCGTCAGCTTGGGCAACCTGTCAAACTTGATCTCTACGACAATCCTGCTGCTCATGCTCATCCCTGACCTTTGTCACTCGACCCTCATCACATCAACCCGGCTGGCCGTCTTCCAGGTCTCCTCATCCCACGTCTGGAGCACCTCATACGTCACGCTGTCGATCACCAACCGGTCCCCCGGATTGACGGCCGTCCCATGCGGCAGCGTCACCACCCACGGCGCAACCGTGTTCTCCTGCCCGCCCACGGGGATCCCGGTGGGCGCCCGGCCCGACGGCCGCAGCCGGCAGGCCACAGCCGTCCCAGCCGTGCCCCAGGTGATCGTCCGCTCGCCGATGGCGTTTGCGCTTGTCGTTGGCGTCAGAATCGTGCAGGTGTCATCCGCCAACGTCGCCAGCGCATCCGCCCGCAACTGTGCCAGTTCGCCCGCACTCAGGAAGCTCATTCGCCCATCCCCACCCATACCGGGCCAGCCGGCCGTGCGCGTTCGCCGATCTTGTGCGCTGGCACCCCGCCCCAAATCTCCCAGGCTGGGATGTCCTTCGTCGCCACGCCGCCCGCGCCCAGGATTGCACCCTCCCCGATTGTCACCCCGGGCAGCACCGTCGCATTGGTGCCCACGAACGCATACCGCCCGATCGTCGTTGTCTTGCGCTCGACCACCTGCATCTCAGCCGGCGCCGCCGCCGACATCGCGAGGCCCTGCTTCATGTTTGACCCGCCCAGGATCCTGGCCCCGCTTACCACGCCCACATAATCGCCGATGACCACCCGCCCGCCGCCGATATTGATGTGCACGAAGGAGGAAATGTGCACGCACCGACCGATCAAAACGCCCTCACCGCCCTCGATCTTCACAAACGAATCGATGCGCGTCCCGGCCCCGACCATGACCTGCTCCGGCTTCAGCACCACCAACGGCTCAAAGATCGCCGCCCCCTCCCCGAAGTCTGCGAAGTTTGGTTGATCCACCATCCCTCCTATGCCGTCGAGTGCGCCACCCACAACTCACGGGGCTGCACAACGATCAACTTGGGATCGACCCAGAAGCGCCGCCCCATCGCTCGCAGCTCAGCGCACAGCGTCAAACAAGCCTCATCGCCGAACCGGGCCCCCTTGCGCACATCCTCCGCTGCCAGCAGCCAGGCTGTGCCCACCGAATCGACCTCGAACGGCTCGTCCGGCTTGTAGCACGCATGGAAGGGCGGCATGTTCGTAAACATCTGCCCGTCCTTCCGGTAGGCCCAGATGTCATAGAAGACCGCCTGCGTCTCGCTGATCGGCAGAATCGGCCATCCCGCAATCGGGCATCTCCCAACGGCCGCATGATCCAGGAACCGCTCGACCAGGTCGACCGGACTGATGATGTCGCTCTCGTGCACGAGCAGGTATTCATCCGTGTCCTTGATCATGTCGAGCCACACATTCGCCGTGGCCCCCAGCCGCTTCCGGCGCGTCGGCGGATCATCCCCGACAATCCCAGTGTCAATCTGGAGCAGATCCACCTGCCGGAACGGCCGCACCTCATTCAAGATCGCCAGCAACTGGCGATACGTGTCATCGTGCGTGTCGCCCACCACCCACACCCAGCGCAACGCTGGATAACTTCGAGTTAGCAAATGCAGCGCCCGCCACCGCAGGTTCCGCTGCGTATCGTCCCGCCACATCGAGAGCATCGCCACCCTCGGCAGGCTATTCATGGATCGCCACTCCTACCGGAACCATCCCGGCAAACTCGTGCCACGTGAACCCGCTGAACTCCCGCTGTGCCCGCTCCCACGC